CTCCGGCTGCGCCACACCTATAAGGACATAGCGCAGAAGAAGCTCGAGGAGTATTACCTGCGCCGGATGGGGGGCCGCACGTGACCTTCGATGCCGCCGCGGTTAACTCTCTGCGCGACCAGGTCGTCAGCCACGCGCTGACGCTCGGCGTGTTCGACAAGGTCGCTAATCACGAGCCGAAGAACGCGCCGGGCAACGGCCTGTTCTGCTCGATCTGGGCGGACACGATCGAGCCGCTGCCCGGCGCGTCGGGCCTGGCCGCCACGTCCGGCCGGGTCGCGTTCCACGTCCGGATCGAGACGAACATGCTGCAGGAGCCGCAGGACGACATCGACGGCCTGATCCTCGCTGCGGCCACGACGCTGATCGGCGAGTACTCCGGTCATTTCACCCTCAGCGGGACCGTCCGCAATGTTGACCTGCTCGGCGCGCACGGCGAGCCGCTGAAAATGCAGGCCGGCTACCTCGACATCGACAAGAAGCTGTACCGGATCGCCGTCGTCACGCTCCCGATCATCATTAACGACTTGTGGACGCAGGTGGCCTGATATGCCTAAAGGTACTGGTTTCCCCGCCGCGTTTTACATTGACGGCGTGGACGTGTCGGGGGACATCCAGTCGCTGGGGAAGATCAGCGGCGGCCCGGCCGCGCTGGAAATGACCTCCATAAACAACGCCGCGTTCGCCCGTCAGGGCGGCCTGCGTGACGGCGGCATGGACTTCACCGCCTACTTCAATCCTGGTGCGTTCCTGACCCACGCGAAGCTGTCCGCGCTGCCGACGGCGGACGTGATCTGCTCCTACTTCAACCAGCCCGCGATCGGGAACGACGCGGCGTGCCTGAACGGCAAGCAGGTCAACTACGACCCCACCCGGGGCACCGACGGGTCGCTGACGTTCGCCGTGTCCGCCCAGGCCAGCGGATTCGGCCTGGAATGGGGCACGCAGCTCACCCCGGGGCGCCGGGTCGACGGCGCGGCCACCGCGGCCGGGCCGGCGAACTCCTTCGATACCGGCGTGTCGGCGGCGTTCGGCGCGCAGGCCTATTTCCACCTGTTCGCGTTCACCGGTACCAGCGTGACGATCTCGGTGTGGGACTCGGCGGACAACATCACGTTCGCAGCGGTCGCCGGGCTCACCACGACGGCGCTGACCGTCGCGCAGGGCGTCCGGGTCGCCATCGCGAATACGGCGACCGTGCGCCGCTACGTCGCGGTGGCCACCGCGGGCACGTTCACCAGCGCCGACTTCGCCGTCGCCCTGCACAAAAATGAGATCGCGGGCGTGGTGTTCTGATGCAGCCGTACCGGATCCCGCCCGCGCTGCCCGCGGCGGCGATGAAGACCTACCAGATCGCCGCACCGCTGACCACGCACTGGCGGCCGGCCACATGCGAGGAAGCGGACTGTCTCGCATACCTGCACGGCTGGCAGACCAGTGTCGACGAGGCCACGGAACTGGGCGGCCGGCAGGCGGACTACATCCGCCACGACAAGACCAGGAAGCACACGGAACGGCGCGCGGAGACGGGCCTGACCGTCTTCGGGTTCGAAGCCGGGCAGACGTGCTTCGCGCAGCACCGGGTCCCTAACACGCGCCCGGAACGGTTCCTGGTGACCGGCGGCGACTTCAGGGGCAACCCGCTCGGCACGCCGCCGAGAGAGCACACCCGCCCGGACGACTGGGTCGAGGACATGGCGGAAACCCTGGACGACATCAAGACCAGGCATGAGAGAGGGTAACCAGTGGCCAAGAGTACGGGCATTTCATGGACGATGTGCGGCGTGGGCGATTCGTCCAACTCTGTTCAGGACATCCGCAACGATGTCACCAACCTGCAGTTCGCGATGCCGAGAGGCGTGCAGGATGTCACCGGCATAGATAAGGCCGGGATCGAGCGGCTCTTGCTCCTTGCCGACTTCTCCATCACGCTGAACGGGGTCTTCAACTCGACGGCGACCACGTCCGAGCACGCCGTCTTCAAGACGATCCCGAGCACTAATGTGCTGCGGACGGTCAACATCACGGTCACCGGCAGCGTGGCGGCGAACCTGAACCAGGCGTCGGCGATCCTGTTCACCGACTACCAGCTGACCCGGGCGCAGACCGGTGAGCTCACCTGGTCGGTGCCTGGCGTGCTCGCCAACGGAACACCGCCGTCATGGAGCTAGTACGCCCGGGGCCGTCCAGGCACGAGGAGGCCTGATGGGCCGTTACCAGCCGAAGCGGAAGCTGTACCAGCTCCGGTTCGAGGACCACCCGGGGTTCGAGGTCACCATGGGGGGCCTGTCGATCGAGGGGTTCATGAGCCTGGCCCGGCAGGCCGCCGGGATGCAGGGCCTGGACCTGGCCGCGATGAAGGGCCCGGAGCTGGAGCAGGCCCTGGAATCGGTCGACGGCCTGTTCACCCGGTTCGCGAAGTCGCTGAAAGCATGGAATCTCGACGACGACGGCCAGCCGGTGCCGGAGACCGCTGACGGGGTCCGCGGCCAGGAACTGGATTTCATCCTGGAGATCACGATGGCGTGGATGGACGCGATCGCGTCGGTCGATATCCCTTTGCCGCAGCCTGCGAACGGTTCCGGGACTTTCCCGGAGGAGTCCATTCCGATGGAACCACTGTCAGCGAGCCAGCCGAGCTGACGGAGGCGAGGACGATCCTCGGCCTGTGCGACCGGTTCCATTGCCTGCCGTCGCAGCTGGCCGCCGAGGACGCAGGGCTGCTGCGGCTGCTGAAGCTAGAGGAGCACGGCGTGCGCAGGGAGGAGGGAGGTGAGCAGGAATGGCCGACAACGTAATCGAGATCCTGGTCAAGAGCAGGAATGCCACGAAAGCCGGCTTCCAGGGTGCTGTCTCCGGCGCGGAAGCCGCAGCGGGCAGCATCTCCGCGATTTTCAGCAAGATGGGCGGCAACGTCAACAAGCACCTGGCCGGCATCGGCTCAGGCCTGGGCGTGGCCGGCGGCATCCTGGGGGCCGGGTCCGGGCTGCTGGCCATGGCCGGGCCGATCGGCGCGGCGGGGCTGGCGCTGGGCGCGTTCGGCGCGGTCGCCATCCCGATCCTGTCCAAGGTGCACGCCGCGCAGGTGAAGCTGACCGCTGCCCAGCTTCAGTACAGCAAGGCGACCACCGCGGCCGGGCGGGCCACTGCCCTGAAAGCCGAGGCAGCCGCGACAGCGGGGCTCACCGATCAGCAGAAGGGCCTGATGGGGCAGGTGGCTGCCCTCGGGAAGCAGTTCTCCAGCCTGGAGTCGATCCTGACCCCGGTGGTCGTCACCGTCGCGTCGATGGTGGCCCAGCTGGGCAACGCGCTGATGCCGGTCCTGTTCGCCCTGGCCACCGCTGGCGCCAAGCTGCTCACGGGCATGCTGCGCCCGCTGCTGACCCTGATCAGCAGCCCGTTCTTCGCCCAGTTCACGAAGCAGATCGCGGCGATGGCCGTCCAGATGGGACCGGTCCTCGGCGCCGCCGTCGCGGGGCTGCTCAAGTGGCTGATGCAGCTGTTCATCGCGGTCATGCCCGCCGGGCTGAAGATCCTGAAGCTGCTGCTCCCCGCGCTGCTGGTGATGCTGACCCAGATGATCCCCATTATTGCCGTGACTGCGCAGGTGGTCGCCGTCATCCTGAAGTGGCTGGCGGCGAACAAGCTCCTGGTTCCCGCCCTGTGGCTGCTCGTCGGCGCGTTTGTGGCCATGAAGCTGGCGCTGCTGGCCAACCCGATCTTCCTCATCGGCGCGGCGATCGCCGTCCTGGCCTTCCTCGTCGTGAAATACCACAAGCAGATCTGGGAGTTCATCGTCCGGATCTGGCACGACATCATCGGCTTCATCGTCCGGACCTGGAACGACTTCCTGGGCTTCGCGAAGCAGTGGTGGCCGCTGATATTCGGCGTGGCTGGCCTTATCGTGAAATACCACAATGACATCTGGGCATTCATCAGGCGCATCTGGGGCGACATCCTCGGCTTCTTCAAGAAGATCTGGGGTGACATTGGGAAGGCGTTCAAGGATGGCGTGAGGTATGTCGTGGACCGGTTCCTGGACATGGCCGGGTGGATCGTCCACGCCGCTGCGGGCGCGTTCGGGTGGATTCCCGGGATCGGCGGGAAGCTGAAGGACGCGGCGAAGGCGTTCGACAAGTTCCGTGACAACGTCAACGCCGCCCTCGGCGGCGTCCAGGGCCGCGTCGTCCACGTCGGCGTGGACGTGGCCACAGCCCTTGGCGGCAGCGGCCTGGGGCAGAAGACGAAAGGCTTCGCCGGGGGCACCTCCGGGGCGTCGCGGGGATGGTGGTGGGCGGGTGAGGAAGGCCCCGAGCTGGTCTACTCCCCGCACGGCGGGGAGACGGTCGTGTCCCACCCGGAGTCGATGCGG